CCCGCCAGCGGCGCCGATCTTGCGCTTCTCCGCGATGGTCGCCTGATGGTCCAGTAAGTCCTGACCCTTACGGTGGGTCAGCTCTCCCTGGTTCAGCGCCGCCTCGAACATCGAATGAGCGGCCGTCACCTGCTCCACGGTCGGCGTGATGATGACCCGCGCCGGCACCTTCGCATCCCGAAGCGCCTGCACCAGATAGCCGACGCCAGACTTGCCCTCGATGACGATCTGGGCGGCCTTGTCGTGGCGCTCCACCAGCCAATCGAGCAGCCACGCCGTGCCCTCAGAGGTCGGCGCGTGCTTGATGCCCTCCACATGCACCGGCCCGCCCTCGGGCCGGATCGCAGCGGCAAGGCCGACGGCGGAACCATCCACCGAGAAGCGCACCGCATACACGCGCACACCCTCACGAGGGACCGCCTGCGGGTCGATGGCGCGGGACTCCCACGTCGAAGACTTGATGGCCTTCTTCGTCAGGGCTTCCTCGTCCCAGATGCCGTAGCCCTCACGCCGGAAGTTGTCATCCGACCCGAGCAGCTTCTTCATGCGCAAGATCGCACCCTCAGTGGTCCGGTGCGGATATGAGGGGTTGGCCTTGGCGAGCTGGGAGCGGTCGTCAATCTTCGCGTCGCGGTCTGCGGATAGTTCGATATACAGCCGGTCCGGGTCACCCTTCAGCGCATCCGCTCGGGCGTTCGTGAAGACCTCGCCGTTGTCCCTCGGTCGCGGGGGAGTGCCCATCATGAACACGAGGCCATTGGGGCTCGCGTTCGTGGCCGGCACCATGTCCGTCATCGCGTCCTCGGTGAGGATCTGCGCCTCATCCAGCACGAGGATGTCCACCTTGTCGAAGCCACGACCGAAGCCGGACTCGCGGGCGCCGAACATGATCCGGGAGCCGTTCTTGAAGGTGATCTCCTGCTCGCCGTTCGTCGCTCGGACGTTGGCAATCCACGGGGCGACCTTGCGCTTCATCGCCGTCGCCTGCATCTTCTTGAAGGTCTCGTTGTGAGTCCTGGTCCGGTGCGCCGTCCAGATGACCGTGAGGTTTGGGAACAGGGTGCACAGGGCGAAGACGATGAGGGAGATGAGATAGGTCTTACCGACCTGCCGGGGAATCGAGAGGATCACGCCGCCGATGCCGGCCGCATACAGGCCGTCAGCACGCTTGGCCAGGGCCAGCCGTCCCACGCCCTCCTGCCACGCATCGGCAGGCATCCCCATCTTCGCTGCCCGCTCCTTCACGGCGGGCCAGCCGGTCGAGACGATCCCCTCAGGGCGGCAGATGTGGCGGGCTACCTCAGATAGCTTCTTCTGACCACTCGTCGTCCTCGGTGGCGTCATGCTCCTCGGCCTCCTCGGACTGCTGCCGCCTCAGCGCCTCGATCTCACGGCTGATCTCAATCTGGCGACGAGATAGTGCGGCGAGGTCGCGGGGTGAGGTGTTTTCGTTGTCCAGGGCGCGGGCGATGACCCGGCGCATCTGGACCAGCTCATCAAGCCGGGTGCCATGCTCGGCGGCATCCTGAACGGACTTGATCTCCTTGACCGCAGGTGCCTTCTCGCCAGCCTTGACGGCCCTCAGTGGTGCTTTGCGCGGCGATGGCATGGGCACCTCCTGTGGATTGGCGTTGTGGAAAAAGCAGCGGGGAGGGATCGCTATGCCTCCGGGGAGTTGGCCGTTCGGGGGTGGACCGGGTGGCCCCTGGGTCGTTCAAAACTTCAACGATCACCAGATATCGGACGCTTCAAGCTCGGTCGATTCGATCACCGGACGCTCGCCTTTTCGATTCAAAGCGGCGCCTAAACGTTGATTATCGAGCCGACATATGGTTCTGGTGTTCTCCAGTACGTCCTGACCGCCTCGGGAATGCGGGATGATGTGGTCCACCTCGGCGCTATTGGGTCGCCGTGAGTATTCCCAGTCGAGTTGCACCCCGCAGAGTGGGCATCGAGTGAGGCCAGCGTCGAAGTCCAGCCGCCGGCGTTGATCCCGGACCTTCTGCCACTTGGCCGTCCCCGTCCGTGAGGTAGCCATGCAAGCCTCACCTCTATTAATCCGTCACACCCGCAACTAGAATGGGGCGCATGACTCTCACCCGCACCCATGCTCTTGCCGCGTCTCTGGCCCTCGTTGCCGCCCCTGCCCTCGTCGCGTGTGGGGGTAGTGCGAATGCCGCCCATGACGCTTGCATGGGGGAGGCTGCCGCACAGGCCGCCCAGATCGAAGGCGTGGACCCCTCGACCCATGAGGGGGACTATGACCTGATGGGGCTGTGCGACGAGCTGGTGGGGATGTATGACGACGAGGGGCGGGTCGTGCACACCGTGGGGTGCATTGCCGACTATGTGGGGGAGAACATCACCGAGGGGGGCGTGTATGTCTCGGCCCGGCAGGATGGAACGACCATCCCGGACCTGATGGACGACCCGTTCAGCGTGAGTGCCTGCGCCTAAACATTCGCCGAGCTGCTGACCTTCTCCAGCAGTTCGGCCCGCCGGTCGTCAACGCTGACGACGTAGGGCCACAGCGCTTCGTCCCGCTCGTAGAAGTGATGGCCGCACCAGTCGAGCACCTTGCCGGTGTCAAGCGTGGTGGTCACGTAGCTCTGGGCATTGCATCCGCCGACATCGCATTGGGTCCAGGCCATCACTTCCCCCTTGAAGTAGTGCGGCGGTCCCACGCTCTCCGTGGCGCGGTTTGACATTGCCCAGCCCGCCGCGTGACTGGGATAACTCCACGCGCCCGGGTGAATGTGCACCGGGTCGGGTGGGAAGTGATGGCGACGACATGCGTGGGTCCGATTGCCCCTAAAGCTCGCGGGTGAAGGCGCGATCACCGCACGTCGTCGCTCTTCGCTGGCCCGTTGCAGCGGGTGGCTCCAGCGAAACCTGTGCGGCGGCGGGGGAGCGACTGGCAATCAAGCCGTGCTCAACCCCGCCGCCAGTCCGGCGACCCATCGGGAAGGAGAAACCCGCGCCGGACAGCAGGAAGGCCCGAACCTCAATGGTTCGGGCCTGAAAATTCAGACACTTAGTCTGCGTGCTCTCAGCATACCATATGCCCCCGCGTCAAGCACTCATCGCTTTCGATACGGCACCAAGTGAATCCCCTTCCCACTCGGCGCCGCATCCTCCGCAGTCCATGCGCCACGTCTCGGGGTGCGCTATCTGCCCGTCCGAGCCGAGATAGTGCACGCTCAACGTCGGCGCTGACTCTTCCCCGTAGAAGCGCATTCCACACGCCGGGCACGGTTGTGCGGGGTGCCACGGCTTCAGCGGGGACAGTAGCGCGGCGATCCTGTCGCACCAGTCGAGCGTGACGTGCTCCAGGAAGTCCGCCCAGTCGGGGTCGCCGTCCAGCATCTCCCATTGCCTCAGCGACTCGATGCGGTCCGGTTTGGGCGTCAGGCCGGCCTCGATGGTGTGGATGCCGATGTCCGCCGCGATCTCCTCCCAGAGGGCCAGGGCGGACAGGTTGATGACCTCGCCTCGCCCGGATGCGCCGCCGCCACTGGTGGACTTGTTCGGCTTGATGGCGGCCTCCAGTTGCCGGATCAGCGGGGCGGCCTTCGCTGGTCCAAACGGCGTGTTGGTCAGGTGGTCTCGGGTCAGGGCGTGGACGTTGGCTCTCAGGGTCATGCGTGCTTCTCCTTGCAGTTGCGAGTGATGTTGTCGAGTTGCCGGGTGACCAGCTCGCGGCGGCGTCTTCGGTTGGCGTCTTGCATCTCGCGTGACCGAATGTCGGCGTACCCACCTGCCGCCTCCTTCCACGTCTGCACGTAGCGGTTCATGTGGTCGGGTGGGGTGTAGTCGAGCCATCCGTCGTAGAGGCGCTGGCAGGGATCGCAGAGCATGGGCCTCCTTCTGGGCACAACGAAGCCCCGTAGATTGCCCTCTACGGGGCTGGGGGTTCTGTACGGGTATTCGGACCTGCACGCGCTTCTATCGCGTTACAGGCCCATTTGCGGGCTTCCTAGGGCTACTTCCGCGCTCGTTGCTTCTCGCGGTAGTAGTCGGCCCGCCATTTGAGAGTGTCCACGTCCTTCAGTCGCTCGGGTGGCAACTGGTGGATGGGGCAGCGGAAGGGGTAAGGGTCGCAGTTGCAGGCGTCCGGCAGCGCTGACTCCAGGGCCGAGTAGAACCGCTGGTCCCAGTGGCTCATGTCGGCGGCGTGGATCTCCTTCAGTGACGGCAGCGCGGGAACCTCGGACTTCTTGGCTCGCCTCCGTTGCCACTCTCGAAAGTCCCACCACATGGTCACGGCCACCGTCCCCACCGAGAGCAGGACAACCACTGCGGCGACGATGAACACGATCCAGTCGAGAGCACTCACTTCCGCACCACCTCCACGCTCCCCTTGCCGGGAATGGCCGCGTAGACGATGACGCCGCGCTTGTCCCAGATGAGCACGCGGTCACCCTTGCCGAGCTTGATGCGCTCACTCATCGCGGCTCCAGACCTTCGGCAGTGCGGGCGGCTTGCGTGGCGGGCCGTCGGGTCGATAGCCGCCCACGTTGCCGCTGGGCTGGTAGACGATGGCGAGGCAGGCGGCAAACGTGAGGATGGCGATAAGCGCGTAGGTCATTCGCCATCGCCCCCATCCATCACGTCGTACTCGAATGCCTGCCGTGCGCGACTGAGCATCCCGTCCTGGATCATGCCCGTGGTCTGCCGGGTGCTCGTCCACAGCAGGTCGTCGTACGCGTTGCCCTCGTCGTCATAGGCGACCGACCGGGCCATGATGATCACATCGGTGACCACGCCATCGTCAGGCTCGGTCAGCTCGATCTCGTGCCCGTATGCGGTGATCTTCACTTGCCCTCCATGCGTCGTTCGATCTTGCGGTATGCGCGTTCGGCGGCGGTGCGGTTGCGCTGGTAGGTGGCGCGGCGGATCTCCTCACGGGCGATCCTGGCGACGTATGCGCGGATTGGTCGCTCCACGCGCTCCCGCATGGCCCGGATGGTTTCGTTGGTGGTCATGGCGTCTCCTTCTCGTCGGCAATGCGGTTGAGTGCGTCCATGCAGGCTCGGATGCCAGCGGATGCGGTGTCAGGCTCCACGAGGTTGCCCTGCGCCATGAGCCACGACAGGTCACGAGCCGCCTCACGTAGCGCCCCCGCCATCAGCAGCGGCGCGGCGGCTTCAAGGGCGGCGCGGGCGATGGCTCGGGCGCAATCAACGTCATCTTCGTACTCCACCGAGGCGGCCGCGTCTCGGAAAACGGGGTCGCGCAAGATGCGCAGGTGGTCGTCCCAGACAGCCTCAGCCGCCTTCTCGATGGCTTCCTCGGGGATGGTCATGTTGCACTCCTTGCTCACAGCACCCAGCCCTCTACGGCAGGTGCTCCATTGGTGATTCCGCATCGTCCGCAGTAGACGAGTACGGGTGTTGCCGGTCGCGGATCCTGGTCGGCCAGCTCGTCCAAGTAGTGCTCCGGGTCGTACCACGGGTTAGCGCAATCCCAGCACTCCACGACGACGCCCATCCGCTTGCGCTGGGGGTGCTCATAGTTGGACTTGCCCATATTGCAGTCCCAGCACGCAGAGATGAGGTTGTCACTGCGGTCCGCGATGTGAAGCCACTCGGCGCGGAAGGTCGAGCGGGGGATGATGTGATCGACAGTCAGCCTCACGCCGCCAATCCCGCACAGCCGACAGATGCGCCCGTCCCGCTCATGGATGATCGCCCGCTTCTGCGAGTCAATCGGCGTGCGCTCCTCCCGATTGCGAACCGGCCACCGGCGGGGCGTGTACTCGGCATCCAGGATCTGGCTGAGCGACTTAGTGCCCTCCCATATCCACGCCCACTCATCGGCGGGCGGCTGGTTCGAGTCGTCAAAGTACCCGCAGATATCGAGCGTGTCTTCGATGGTTGCCATGCGCCCTCCTAGGCGGCGTAGTAGTCGTGAGCAGGTGCGGTGCGGTTGCGGATCTCGGAATGGTGGCCCGCGAAGTCCAGGTCCACCGATCCGAGCGTGCCCTGTCGGTTCTTCGCCACGATCAGCCGTAGCTCGTGCGGCGTCTCGGACAGGTCGCGGTGCATGAGGATCACCACGTCGGCGTCCTGCTCGATAGCGCCCGATGACCGGAGATCAGACAGGCGGGGCTCCTTGTTGTCTCGGGACTCGATGCCGCGATTGAGCTGGGATAGTGCAATCACGGGCACCTCCAGCTCTTGCGCGAGCAGCTTCAGCCGCCGGGACGCATCCGTGACCGTCTCGTACTCACTCTGCCCAGCGCGGCCGGTCAGCAGTCCCAGATAGTCCACGACGACGGCGGCGAGGCCGTACTGCCGCTTGATGGTCCGGGCGTGCTTGGCGACCTGTGCAACCGACGCATCCGAAGACGGGTCAATGTGCAAGGGCATGTGATCGAACAGGTGCCGGGCGCTGGCGATGGCCTCTCGGTCCTGATTGTTGATCTGGTGCCGGGCAATGCGGGACATATCCACGCGGGCAATGTGGCTGATGGCCCGCTTCTGAAGCTCCTCCTTGCCCATCTCTAGTGACGTGTACGCGACCGGCCCCATGTTGCACAGCGAGATGGCCGCCTGGAATCCGAAGACCGTCTTGCCTACGGACGGACGGGCGCCAACGACATACATGCCACCCTTCTTCCACCCGTGCATGAGCCAGTTGAGGTCATTCCATGGCGTCTCCACGTAGGTCGGCTTCTTGTCGAGCGACGCGATGGTCTCGTCAATGCCGTCCCCGATGCGCTCGGTCGTCGCCGCGCCTGCCGTGCCGATGGTCTCCAGTCGGGCCTGCACGTCCGAGACGAGCTGGTCCACGTCCACACCCTCGGCCACGCCCTGCCGCATGAGCGTGGCCGCCATCTCGATCCGACGACGGGCCGCATCGTTGGCGACGATCTCGGCATGGAATGGAATGGACGCCTCAGCCACGTAGGCGTTGGTGATCTGCCAGACGCGCGCCGGGCCGCCTGCCGCCTTGATGACCGGATCCGCCATCGCCGGACCTGACGCGACCGCCACGGCATCTGCCGGCTTTCCCTGCTCCACGAGCGTGCGGATCGAGCGGAAGATGGCCTCCCCGACCGGGCTGGAGAAATCCTCCGGGTTGAGGTCCAGGTCATTGACCGTGCGCCCGGAGGATTCGAGCAGGCCAGACAGGACGGATTCTTCAGCAGGCGTCACGGGGCGATCTCCTTTCGTGACAGGTCGGTGAGGGCGACCCTGCCCTCGTGGTAGGCGGCGTACCGTGCGGGCGGCAGGTGTCCGTCTGCGGCGAGGCGGTTCAGGTCCGCCATGGCCTCCGAGTAGCTGCCTGACTCGATGGCTGCGCGCTCGTCAGCGGGGGACAGGTAGGCGGTGCCGCCGATGGCCTGTAGCCGCTTGGCCCGGTAGCCCTTGACGCGCTGGATGACATCGGCGGGCATGATCCAGTCGCCCGGATCCTTGAAGTAGTCCTTCACGGCCTCGATGCAGTCCCGGAGCATGTACGGCTCCAGCAGCTCGTACCATGCGAGGATCTTGGCGTCGTTGACCTTGAAGCCCTGGTGGTATGCCTGCACGCGGGCGAGGACGGCGGCGGTCTCTTGAATGTTCACGATGCCTTCCTCTGCTGATCGAGCATGGCCTGCAGTCGCTCCCCGGCGGCGAGGGTGTCTGCGATGCGCGCGTCCGGCTGATTGCGGACGGACTGCTTGGTCTGCACCTCGTGAAGCACGGACGCGAGGGTCGAGGGATGCAGGCCCTTACCGCTCCAGGCAATGACGGCCGCCCGGACGAGTCCGTAGTCATACCCCTCATCAAGCAGCGCCTTGATCTCTCGGGACAGGTGGCCGATGACGCGCTGGGGGGGTCTCGCTGGCAGGTGCTCTAGCCATTCGCCCACGAGGGTGCCTGCGTTGGGTTGGGTGGGGTCGCTGGGGATGATCTCGCCTTGGAACACATCGTCCTCCTCGGATGACCGCGGCGCGAGAGCGCCTAAGTCTTCTACTGGTAGTTCTTCTGGACTATTACCCGGCAGATTCTGCCGGTGGTGAGTGTCGAAATCTGCCGGTGGTGGTGCAGGATTTGCCGGTGGACCAGCGGCAATATCTGCCGGTGGTTGATCGCTTGCGGCGCGCTTGATGTTCAGGACGTAGCTGTCTGAAGTGCGGTTCCCGTTATCCAGGAATCGCGCCTTTCTCCAGATGTGCCCGGACTCCTCCAGCGCCTTGACGGCGTTCCTAACCGAGCGGACGGACATGCCCGCATCTTCGGCCAGCCGATGCTGTCCGGGATGGCATGCGTTGCTCTTGTCCGCGTAGGTCGTCAGCACCAGCAGGATTAGCTTCTGGGCTTGGGGGAGGCGTTGACTCCTCGCCCACTTGATGACCTCGAACGGATTGCTCACTGGGGGGTGTGCTCGCTCTCCGCCCGCTTCAGCATCTTGCGCACGGCGTCTTCAGTGACGCCGTAGTATCCGGCGATCTCGCGGAAGGTGAGGCCAGCACGGCGCGCCCATTGTGCGTACTCGATGCGGTGGCGGCGGCTCTGCTCGTATTGCTCGGAGATGAGCTTGAGGAAGGTGTGAGCGAGGTCTTTCTGACTCAACTCAGTGGCGGGCATGGCTATACTCATGTCCAGCCCCTCTCTGCTAGTACCAGACTTGGGGTCAGGCCCTGGTTCGGTGTTGGTAGCACCAGCCGGGGCCGTCTTATTTACTTCTCCCCTTATCATACCGGACATTTGTATGTCCATGGGCCATTCCTTCACCTTCTGCTGGTCGTCGCTCACTCCACCCGCCCCCCGTCCACGATCCGCCACCCGATGCGGCTCACCTTGTGCTCGGCGGCGTCCAGGTCGGCTTCCCATGCCTCCCGGTAGCGCCACGAGCCGTCAGCCTGCGGTCTGGTGCGGTCGCATTCGGTGACGGTGTGCAGGGCGTTGAGGTACTCGTGCAGGTCGTGCTGGTGCACCTTGTCGCGGACCAGTGGCGTCAGGGCAGAGGCGAGTGCCCATTCCACGGCGAGGCGTTCGGCGGTGAGCTGGTGCGGCGTCCAGTGACCCTCGTTGATGACCTCGAGGGCGATGGTGCGCAGGTCGGATGGGGCGATAGTGGGGGTGCGCATGGTGGTCTCCTTGAATGCAAACGGGGCCGCCCTAATGGACGGCCCCGTGGTGGGTGGGGTGGTTAGTCGTGCGCGTGGGGGGTGCTTGCAAATCGGTTAGCAACCTCCCCCCACGCGATGACTGCGCGGCGCTGACGTTCAGGCCCGGTGGCGTTATATCCGGCATCGGCGGCAATCAGGATTGCCAAGTCCCACATGGCCCGCCAATACTCCGCCGCGCATTCGGCGTCGGTGAGGTGCTTATCGCTCATCGCCACTCCCCCCGATCACGCCCCGGTTGGCGCGGTCTGCCAGCTTGGCGAGGTTGTAGCGAGCCACCATGTCGAGCGTTAGGCCCAACTCCTTGGCGATGTTGGCCACGTACCAGAGGCAGTCCGACAGCTCGGCGGCAAGCTGGCCGATGTCCTCGGGGGTAGCCTCGCCGCCCTTGTCGCGGATGATCTTCTTCAGCTTGCCCGCCAGCTCGCCGGACTCAGAGGACAGCCCGAGGATGGTGTACGTGAGGCCCTGGTCGGCGGGGTAGATCGCGGTCTTCGCGGCCTCTGTCTGATAGGTGGTCAGCTCCATGTCGGGTCTCCTTAGTCGCAGTCGTTGGTCACGTCGGGGATCTCGGTGATGGTGAGGACGATGCGCGGCTCGCCCTTGCCGCCGTGTCGATGGTCAGGGCCGACCACTTCACGGTGGCTGTCGTCGGGTAGGACGCCGGCGTCAACGAGGCCATCGACGCACGCCTTCGTGGTCTCGGCCCAGTTGTTCGGGTCGTACCGTCCGCCGCGTGGCTTCCAGATGTGCGCGACGATCCGAACGGGCGGGGTCAGCTCGGGCAGGTCCCTGGCGAGTAGCTTGGCCGCCAATCGCCACTGGCTCGTCAGCCGCGCCTTTGCCTGCGGGTGGTATCGCTTGTTCGTGTTGATGAAGTCGCACGGTGCGGGGATGGTCAGGGTTGTCATCGCCCACCCCTCGGCACGTCCGCGAATGCCCACGCGCAACGCCAGGACGCGAACGGGCCAACGCTGTACGGCAGGTGACGGACGCGGATTCGCCAGTCGCCGGGACTGACTCTGTAGATGCGGGGTTTCATGCGACTGCCTCCAAGCGGTTCGTGTTTGCCTCGAATACGGCCCTGGCGAATCCCATAGGGGTTGCACTGCGGAAGTTGGCGCGCTCGGGTCCGGGCGGCGCCTTGTGGAT